ATCTTTAGCTCCTGTGATTTTAAGATTAACTTCGGGATACATCTCAGCAGTTCCAAGAAAGGGGTAATCTCTCTTACCGAGATATGCCCTGTCCTGATACGTGATGGGATCAAGATCGAAGTTACCGTCAGCAACCTTGACAAAGACACCAGCATCGCCAGCCCCAGAGTCAATGGTGTTATCATTAACGTCTACTTCTAATACAGAATAGAGGTTAACTACATCGTGATCAGAGTATTGTCTGAATGGTAGAATTCGTAATGCCATAATTTTATAGTGTTAAATTAAGAAATTTCAATGTTGTCGCGTGAAAACGCTGCTTTAAACTTGTCGCGAAGGCTTGGCTCCTCAGAAGCAACAGCTTCATTGGAATTAGCAACTGGAGCATCAACAGCTTCAGCATCGTCAAGAGCTTGCTCTACTTCGACTTCTTCCTCAGAAGCATTAGAGACTCTTTTTGCGACTTCTTCATCAATACGGGCTTGAATCTGGGCATCAAATTCAGCTTGAACTTCTTTGTTTTTGTGTTTCCACAAAACTTCAAGTTTGGAAGCGAATGCCTCGTAAGCCTCTTGATCTTCTAGACTCTTAAGTTCGGAAGCGAGAAATTCGCGATCTTGATCATCAAGTTCAAATTTTTCGTCAATATCTTCCATGCGCTGATTGAACGCTGCTACAGCTTCATCGGCTTTTTTCTCATTTTCAAAGTGAGAAATCCGCTCGTTGGCAGAGCCAAGCTTTTCTTCAAGTTCAGCCACAGAAGACTTGAGGTCTTCCATTTCTTTGATTTTACCTTCTTTCGCCAATCGCTGCTCCTCGATATCTTTGCGATATTGCTCGTCGCGTTGGCGAATAGCGTCTGCAAAAGTATCAGTCATTGAAGCGACAGCTTCTTTAGAGAATTTCTTCTCATTAAGAAGATCCTTTAGTTCGTTAAGAGTCTTTTCAAGTTCCATATCAATGATGTTCTTTTGGTTGTTTACATTTAAATTATTATTTTGTGAAATTTTATCACGTTTATCATTTATAAAAACTTTGTTGGTTTTGGGGCTTTCCCCATACAACCCTTTCACATCGGCAGCAGGATTCATTGTATATGCAATTCCCAATGGGTATATATCACCCATAATTAAACGATAAATATCTTCGCCATCATCAGTTTTACCAGACCCTCCATAACTCCTTAAATTACCTTGTAATTCCATGATTTCCTCGGGGTCACTGACAATTTTTGCATCACTTAAAATGTCACTTCCCACCGCTAAAACAAAATCATTAAATCCTACTTCCCAGCTAGCTGATACTTTCTGATAAGCGTTATCTTCGGGGTCTAAAGATTTTTCTACTAAATTTGTAAAATTAGGATTAACCGTTTTGTATAAAACTGCTCCAAGAGCAATATTAAAAGGTTCTTGAATTGTTTTTACTTCCTCTTCTCCAAGTAAACGACTTGAAGCAAAATCACTATATCCCGCAGAAACAATATGACCCACAACTTTTTGCTTGTCGTGTTCTATGTTTGTAGGCTTATGGATAAAGTTTTTAGTATACCTCACCGCAGTAGAAGTATCCATCCCATCACCATTTTTATTAAATTTATTTACTACAGCCGCATTAAAGGCAACACCCAAAAGATCTTTGTTGCTCTCGTAATTGATGTCTTTTGGAACTAAAGGTTCTAAATTTTCCAAGGAAGCCTTAGAAATTAAAGAAGCTTCATTGATTTCACAAGGAAGTAAGAGAGCCTCAAAAGTTGTAGTGTATTTGTAATCCATTACTTTTTCTCCATCCAACTTTTAGGAAGAGCACTTTCTGCCCCTATTTTTTTAGCCCTTTTGATAAGTTTGCTTTTAAATTCCTCAAAGCTCATAGAGCCCTCATATCTTCCCCAACTGCTTACAGCATTTTTCACATCCCTAGCTGATAAAACAGGAAATGACCTTCTTTTGGGATCAAGAAAGTCACTATCTTTTAATTCACTTCTTTTTTTTTACCGAATCTTTCGGCAGCAATGTCTGTGAGCATTTGAGCATAGCTTTTCTTGGGCTTGATTTTTTCGCCCTCCATCTTTTTCTTGGAGTCCTTGTCGAACTTCATATCTTTCTTTAAAGCTTTTTTCTCTGCGTCTTTTTTCTCTGAAGGAGCACCCTTGTCTAGCTTTTTGATCTTACTCTTATCGTCTTTGATAGCGTCCTTCTCATGCTCGACTTTTTCCTTTTTGGTGTCTTGCTTGAGTTCTTTCTTATCAATTTTGTCGTATTGCTTCTTATCCAACTTCGCTTGAATTTCTTCAGCAGAAAGGGATACTTCGATGTCGCAGTTATTCTTGTTCATGGCTATGATATAAAATGGCTGATGGATATGTGTCTAAAGTATGTTCGGCAGAAATATCTAAAACTTCTTTTAAAGTATTCAAATTTTCTATTTCGTTAAAATCCTTTACACACGATTCTAGCGTTTCGTCCCAATATTCTTTAGCTTGTGAGCAAACAATAGATTCACAGAGAGTATTAACCATATCCTCTTGATCAGAGCTTAAGCTATCAACCTTAAGTTTTTTGCTTATTTTACCCTTTGCTTCATGAATTAAGTTATCTATTTCATAGATAGTTTTTTGTATGCTAGCTCTAGAGTATTTTGCATTTGCAAGAGGGATATCAGTAGTTCCCTCTGGTCTTCCCGCCTGTTTCTTTGGCCCACCATTAGGAGAAAATACTGGAACCCCACCCACTATTGGGTTGTAATATCCCTGCTCTCTCTCTTCTAAGAAGTCTTTTTGAGCATCGTTAAGTTGATCTGGCTCGGGGAACTTTCCATTATGGAACATTTCCATTCCTTGTTTTGGTGTAATGATACCAAGCTCCATAAGTCGAGTAGAAGCCCTCATAAGCTGAACTTCATCCCTCATATCAATATCCTTCATCCTAGCCTCTGGCCATGACCTAAAGCCAAGGTTCTTAGCAATTCTTTTAATTTCTTTGTTTAAAAAATCATTTAAAAATCCGTATCTAGACTCTTGTAATCTATCAATAAAGATTTGAGCTTTAACTTGTGTAGAGTTGAATTTTTCTTCCCCAACCACAATGTTTTGCAAACCCTGCTTAATGTCTTCGTTCAGAATTTGATATTTCTCTGGACCCAAAACTAAGTTTAATTCAGGAATGATGAACTCTGCTTTTGTAGTATAGTCTGAAACCAACACACGACCAACGCTCTCATTTCTAAAGAGATTTTGCATCGCCGCCATGTTGTTTGGGTTAACACCCCCTTTATCTGGATCTGCACCCATAGTGATAAGCAATATAACGTTTTCAACCGTTCTAGTAATTGCCTGATCCATTTTCTTAAGTTCTAGCTTTGCATTGATGTCTTCTAAAACAGGGAACCCAAAAGGAATGGCAAATGGCTCATAGTCTTGCTTTTTATAAAAAGAATAACTTAATTTATTCGGGTCTAGGTCTAACGACAAACCTTTTCGTGAGTAGGAGCCGTCTCTAATCGCTTTTTGTGTTTCTAAGTCTAAACTTTGAAATATAGCTAAATCTTCGTCTGTTTGAGGGCTAGCCAATCTAGCTATCTCGTAATCAGATAAAACTTTTTGATAAGCTCCGCTGTAAGTAAAAGTAGTAGCTCTTTTTGCGACCACATCGTAAGGATTAAGCAATACATAACGCAAAGGAATACTATTGTCCCCTCTTCCTATAGTGCCTACTTGATTTATTAATTTTGCGTAATCTTCAGCTTTGAACTTTCCATCTATTCTATATAAAAATATATTTCCGCTTCTGTAATATTCTCTAAAATACTGATCTTTTAAATTAATTATATTTACCTTTTTAAACCATTCATAAAAAAATTCTCTGCTTTTGCGAGTTCCTCCCTCTAAGTAAATATCAGTATTTGTAAACTCTGACATTATATCTATAGCGTTACGGAAAACCGCCACATTAGAATAAGCCTTCTGACACAATTCAATTGCATCTCTGCAAGTCACACCGTCAGTCGCATACTCATAAGGCAACAAACCCCTCCTAATGCTAGAAAACCTATCTTTTGTTTGTGCAAAAGCTGCCCTATTATATCGGGAGCCCTTAAAACTGGATTCTGTTAAACCCTGCCTTCTTGCTTTGGACACTTCACTAAATGATGCATCTGAAGTATAAAAAGGCTCTCCCAACAATTCAGGAGAAGACTCTTCTTTACTCGGGTGAGATGGGTGTTCTTGGGGATTAAATTGATTCCAATATTCAGAACGTTTAGTATATTTTCTTTTGGACATAGATATAAACTATCTTACACCCCAAAGTTAACTTTCAACTTTTAAAAGTTAAGAAATGAACATTGGAGTAAATGTTTGTTGAACATTACCTATGTCTTCTGAGTTCATATCGTAAAAAACATTCATAGCCCAATTACCTAAAACTAAGGCAGAATAAGAGTCTTTCCTTGCTTTGTCTGCACCGCTTTGCTTTCTGAGATTAGGCGGCAAATCAAAACTTTGAGTTCCCTGCACAGAAGTTGTAATTTGTATCAATGCACATTGAACTTTAATTAAGTCCATCATGTCCTTTTGATGCTCTACAAAGTCAATCATTCTCGCGCCATGAGTGCCTCTCTCATTAGGGTCGTTTCTGATAAATTTTAATTCTTTTATTGGAACTCTAGCTTTTCTTTGATTGTTGTAGTCATCATTCATTGCTGCCCCCGCAAAAAATAACCTTTTGTGATCAAATGCTGACTGTAGCGACTCATTGGCTATCCTAATCCATGCAGAAGTCGGCTTTCTAAGAAAAACAATATTCTTTTCTTTTAGATTATATTGATTTCTAACTCTTCGTAAATTCTTCTCATAATCTTGAGCTTTGTCTAAATCTGCTTCTATGACACCTAAATTAAGATTTTTCTTTTTGAAGATGTCACTTTCATTGCAAGAGTTTAAGAATTGAACCCCTCCATTGTAGTCACCCACCACAGCAACGATATTAAAGTGGGTTAGTAGATAAGCGGCATATTTAATATGCGTTTTTAAATTAGCTCCAGATAGAGCATAGCTGTGAACCACGGTTCCTTTGCGAGTGTTTTTATTTAATTTAATTAACAACATCGCAAAATCATCAGAACTTTCGCTCTCTGACCAAGATGGGTCAAAAGCCAATATATATTCATCTTTTGTATTACCTACAACCTCGATACTTTGTCCCTCTCCATCAGGAATGGTGCAAGCTGCCATTTTGCTAACTTTAAAGTATCCTGAACTATCATCAGTAAAAATAGCTCCAAACTCCCTCTCAAATTGAGAGTCGCTCATCGTCGCCTTAGACTGGCTAATCAGATTTTGATCATATAGTTGTTCGGGAGCACAATCATAACTAAAGTGCATAATTGTCCTATGGGCTCCATCTTGCTTGTTCTCATTTAAGATTAAAGCTTCATACTGCTGGTATATTTTGTATAAGTATTCAAATTTGTAAGAAGCGGAGGAAAGACCTATAATTTTGTTGTTTGGCCAAACTCTTCTATCCTCTTCTTTCATTTTACCCTTCTCTATCATTTGAGTTTCTAAATCATAGATCTCCTGCCTCTCTGTAGGGTTTTCCACGACAGACAAGAATGGTATAATAACCTCGTTGTAAATTTTTTCGGGCATTAACAATAACTCATCAATGATCATTCGCTGGAAACGGAAACCCCTAAGTTTCTCACCATCACCAAGTGGAAGAGCACGGATGCTACTCCGACCAATCTCCATGACCCATTCGTCATTCATTTTCGAGACTCTTGTAATACATTGAGAGAAAAAGGTTGCTTTGGGGCTTTTTGAAATATCCTCAATTTTTTTGAAGATCATTTTGGACTGCCTAAAAGACTTAGACAAAATACCTATCTGGACACCTTGATTTAAAATAGCGTCTAATAGCGCGAAAATGCCCGTAGAGAAGCTTTTGGACATTCCACGGCTCCATATCCCCAAAAAGTAGTCGGACTCCATCATAGCCTTAATAGACATATGCTGGAAGGGGAATAATTTTACCCCAGTAAAGAGTTCACAAGCAAAGGAGGGATTTTCTCTAAGAAACTTATAAAGCAAAACTTTTGCTTCAGTTTCCTCCAAATACCCCTCTTTGTTTAGAATCGACTGATTTATATCTTTGAACTCTCTGTGTAGTTTTTGTGTTCCTGTTTTCCAAGCCATCTTCTTTAAGTTGTTTGCCCCAAAAATACTGAACATCAACTGTCCAAAGTTTTTTTCCTAAAACAAGAATTTTGGGTATGAT